AGCAATGCCTAACTTAGTCGCATATGACATTTGTGGTGTCCAGCCAATGACTGGTCCTACAGGTCTTATCTTTGCTATGAAAGCAAGATACAATGACTATCCTACAGTTGCTAGAACTAGCAAAACTGAAGCATTAGGCATCAACGAGCCAGACACTGGATACTCCAGTGCTGCAAACCCAACTGGTGCTGGTCCTTTATCAGCACAGATCACTGATCCATTTGACACATCTTCACCATCATATGAAGATACAACTGGAACAGGAATGACTACAGCAACTGCTGAAGCATTGGGTGACTCTTCTTCTAACTCTTTCGCAGAAATGGCATTCTCAATCGAGAAAGCAACTGTTACTGCGAAATCAAGAGCATTAAAAGCAGAATACACTATGGAATTAGCACAAGACCTTAAAGCAATCCACGGTCTTGACGCAGAAGCAGAATTAGCAAATATTCTATCTTCAGAAATATTAGCAGAAATCAACAGAGAAGTTGTAAGAACAGTTAACATCCAGGCGAAAGTCGGTGCTGCTGGAACATCAACTCCTGGTACATTCAACTTGGATGTAGATGCTAATGGAAGATGGTCTGTTGAAAAATTCAAAGGACTTCTTTTCCAAATCGAGAGAGAAGCAAATACTATTGCTAAAGAATCTCGTAGAGGTAAAGGAAACATGGTTCTATGTTCATCAGATGTAGCAAGTGCTCTTGCAATGTCAGGTGTTCTTGACTATGCTCCTGCCCTTCAAACAGGATTGAATGTAGACGACACTGGTAATACTTTTGCTGGTGTATTAAATGGTCGTTACAAAGTATATGTTGATCCATATGCTGGTGTTGACTATTTAACAGTCGGATACAGAGGTACAAACCCATATGACGCAGGTCTTTTCTATTGCCCATACGTCCCATTACAAATGGTGCGTGCAGTAGGTGAGAACACATTCCAACCAAAAATCGGTTTCAAAACTCGATATGGAATGATCTCAAACCCATTCGTAGGATCAACTCCTTCAAATGGTCTTGCTTCAGCTGGAACAAATTTCTACTACAGAAAAATGGCTGTATCAAACATTCTATAAAAACAATTAGTTGTTTTCTAAAGGGCAGAATATCTGCCCTTTTTTTTGTATAAATACTTACTATGGCAACACCAACAAACAAATCGTTCTTACATCCAACTGCATTTAGACTACTGATACCCAGACTGCCTAATGTGGAATTCTTTTGTACATCAGTCACAGTTCCTGATATTAGTTTTTCAGAGGCAATCTTTGCTACTAACATCGGTGTGAATGCGTACTATCCAGGAGATAAGATTACATTTATGGATCTCAGTGTCACTTATCTTATTGATGAGGACATGGCAAACTATAAAGAAGTCTATGATTGGATGAGAGCAATTACTCCTGCGAATGATCCTCAAACATTTAAGGCACTCACAGGAACTACATCAACATCTACTAATGCTTACACTGGTACAAATTCTGATCTAGAACAGTACGAAGATATCACATTAGTGATCAACACTAATAAGAACAACCCAAATAGGTACATTAGATTCTACGACTCTTTCCCGATAGCATTAGGTGGGTTTCAAATGAACAGTGAAAGTACCGATGTTGCAGTATTGTCAGGAAGTGTTAACTTTAGATTTACATACTTTACAATCGAAGATAAGTCTTAAACCACCTATACAACACTTGCTAAATATAGTAAAATTACTATAGGATTACATTATGATAATTGAAGATTACCCAAGAGAGAGCATGCATTTTGGTACAATAAAAACCAAAGGCGAAAGCATGCCTAAGGCAAAAGAATACTTCAAAGCATTCCCTGGAGCATGTCGATATGTTCCTCTTAAAGTTATTGATCAAAGAATAAACAACTCTGGTCAAGATACAACCCATAGAATTAAAGATTATTATGCACACAAGCATGAATACACTACGATAGGATCTACGAACCCAAATAGAACCGAAGAGCAAAATAGGATGTATCATTTCAATAAGATGCATTATCTAATTCATAATATTAAGAATAATGGTTTAGAGTATCCACCACAAGGTGTTTTGACTTATGATAACTTTGTTCGAAATAAACTCAATTTCAATTATCACATACATCCTGGAACAGGAAGAATTAACTCACTACGATGGTTAGATTGGAACCCTTCCTGTATTGTTTGGGATCCTTATGAGTTGTTTAGAGAATATGATGCTTTGGACTTCGAAATGTACATTGATATCTTCTGGCAGAATCATGTACATAAAACAGAAGATTTTCAACTGGATTTGATAGTAAATGGGGCAGGATGGGGTAATTTAGAGTGTTTTCAGACCATAAATTATCAGGTCAACTATGATGCTCATTATGACCTTATAAGACCCATGTTTGAGAATAAACCAACTTTATACATAGGATATGATTCTAGACATGGCGAGGCAACAAAAGCATGTGAAAGATCTATTGAAAAGTGGACGCATCCTTTTATCATTAAGTATCTAGACATTTCTAAAATACCAGAGTATACAAGAGAGTATGCTAATCAATCAACTGAGTTTACATACAGTCGCTTCCTAATACCATATCTTCAAAATTATGAAGGCATTAGTGTATTTGTAGATGACGACTTTGTCTTCTTAGAAGATCCTAGTCCTTTACTGATGTCGGTTAATCATGACGAGGCAGTTGCCTGTGTTAAACATGACTTTAGTGATAAAGGGTATAGACAAAAACTAGGAAACGAAAAGGATGTTTGGTATCCTAAAAAACTTTGGTCAAGTCTTATGGTGTTCAACAATGGGCACGAAGACTGCAAAAAACTTACACCAGAAGTTGTCAACACTGAGTCTGGTCAATACTTGCATCAGTTCCAATGGACTAATGCTAACAAGATAGGTGCGATTCCCGATAGGTGGAATTGGTGTGAGGGTTATAGTGAGGAATCAGAATTTTATAATGCTGGTGCTGTTCACTATACAAGAGGTGGTCCATGGATAAAAGACATGGATTGTAAACATATTAAATACAAAGGTATACATGAAATCTTTAGAACAGATCAAGATAGAATGGACAGAGGAATGTTCCATCAATGATATTGAGTTAGACGCAACCACACTAGAAGTTCCTAAACTTCATGCTAAATACTCTGACTACTTAACTGACTGGAAGTTGGTTGAGAAAAAATTGAATTTAAAATACAAAGAACTGCTTAAGAACAAGTGGTTGTGGTTCAATGGCAAACTATCACAATCTGAGATCGAAGATCTTGGTTGGGATTATGATCCTTTCAATGGACTTAAAATTATGAAAGGTGATTTCAATTACTTCTTTGAAAGTGATAAAGAATTACAAATTATGAAAAACAAAATGGATATTGCCAAAATCACTATAGAATACCTTTCTGAGATTATTGATATGTTAAAATGGAGACATCAATCTATTAAGAACATTATTGAGTGGCGAAAGTTTATGGCAGGTGCTTAATGATATTGCCGAATGTGTTTTACAAAATTCCTAATGCTCTCACATTAGATGAGTGCGATCAGTTTCACGAACTTGCCAGACACATCAACATACAACCAGCAAAGGTAGGATTGGGTCCGAATGATCCCGATGCCATGCAAGATAGTGGTATAGAATTAAGATCACGCAAATCAGCAACAGGGTGGTTTGAACCTGATAGACTTCCAAAACATTTGATGGGCAGAATCGTAGAACTTACCAATCAAGCAAACGAAGAGGCAGGTTGGTATTTTGATTTATGCTATCAAGAGAATTTACAATACACCATCTACAATGGTGCACCAGTCGGTGAGAAAGGTGGTTATTATCACTGGCATGCTGATCATGGTGGAGAAATAGGTGAGGATGGCAGATATCGTAAACTGTCATGGGTCATACAGTTGACCGATCCTATGGAGTATGAGGGTGGAAACTTTCAATTCTTAGAACCCACTAAACAGTATTGGGAACTCGGTAGAGAGAATGGTCGTACAGAACTTGATCTAGATAAAATGATCACT